ACGCAGGTGAAACAATAGAATTACCAAAGGTTGTATTAGTAAGAACTGGTAGTGGAACTAATGATTTTATGTTAGCACTATTAAGACAATTGGAAAAAGCAGGTGTACTATGTATCAATTCGGCAGACCCAATTGAAAAAGTTGCTGATAAATTACAAGCTTCTCAAATACTTTCACAACACAATATTCCTATTCCAAATACAATGGTGGTAAAATACCCCGTTGATGAAATTATTGTCAAAGATAGAATTGGATTTCCTTGTGTGGTAAAAGTTGTAACCGGAAGTTATGGCAAGGGAGTTTATCTTTGTGAAAAAAGGAGATACTTTAGTAAATTGATGGAATTTATTAGAAGTTTAGGTACATCAAAAACCTTAATAGTTCAGGAATATTTGGGATTAAAACCTGGTGAAGATTTAAGAGTATTGGTTATTGGTGGTAAAGTTATTGGGGCAATGAAAAGAATTGGACCTGATGGTGATTTTAGAGCAAATATAACTAATGGTGGGACAGGTGAGAAATTTGAATTAACAGATGAAATAGATTTTATAGCAAGAGAAACAGCAAGAGTATTAAATTTACATATAGCAGGGATAGATTTATTATTTGATGAAAGAGGATTTAGAGTATGTGAAGCAAATAGTGCACCTGGCTTTAAAGGATTTGAACAATATTGTGAAATTAATGTAGCAGATTTAATAGCAGATTACATATCATATAAATTATAAAATAATGCCAGCAAAACCAAAAATAAGAAAAGATGAGTTCAAACCATTTGCAGAAGCAATTGAAAAATTAAAAGATAAAAAAGAACTATTTCCAGAATCCAATCAAAGAGCAAGAGATATTATACAAAATTCTAATATGAAAGAAATGGTAAACGGCCCTCAACACTATGGGGGTATAGACAATCCATATGAAGTAATTAAGGTATGTGAAGCTTGGGGATTGGATAAAGATGCGTATTTGTTCAATGTGGTCAAATATGTGGCCAGAGCAGGTAAAAAAGACCCTCAAAAAGAACTGGAAGACCTTAAAAAGGCAATATTTTACCTAAATCGTAAGGTAGAAAACCTCCAAAAATAAGTTTGGAAATGTGGAAAAAAAGTCGTATATTTACATAGTAAAAGACAAAAAGGTTATATTTAATAATAGGAATATTGCAATATAACCTAAACTCTAAAAACAAATTTTAAAACCTAAAACAACAAAGCAAAATGGACATTTCATTAGCATTGAAGCGCTTTAGTAGCCTTCAAAACAACACAAAAAAGACTGACTCAATTTGGAAGCCAGCAAACGGAAAAACACAAGTTAGAATTGTTCCGTACAAGTTCAACAAAGACATTCCTTTTATTGAACTTTATTTTCACTACAACATTAACAACAAAACTTACTTAAGTCCTATCTCATTTGGTAGACCTGACCCTATTGTTGAGTTTGCAGAAAAACTTAAAAGAACAGGCGATACCGATGATTGGAAAGCAGGTAAGAAAATGGAACCAAAGTTAAGAACATTTGTTCCAGTTGTAGTAAGAGGTAAAGAAAATGAAGGTGTTAAATTCTGGGGATTTGGTAAAACGGTTTATCAAGATATCTTAGGTTACATCGCTGACCCTGATTACGGAGATATTACTGACCCATTAACAGGTAGAGATATCGTATTAGATGTAATGTCAGCAGAAGAGTCTAACGCATCTTTCCCTACAACTACTATTAGAGTTAAACCAACCGTTTCTAAATTACACGAAGACCCTACAACTATTCAATCTTTATTGGATAATCAAAAAGAAATTACTGAATTATATTCGGAATTATCTTACGCTGAATTAAAAGGTGTATTGGAAAATTGGTTAAATCCAGCAGCCGCTCCAGTTGATGAAGATGTGGTTGAAGAGTTACAAGCTCCAAAACCAAAACCACAACCTGCTAAAGTTTCTGAAGCAAAAGAAATTCCTGGTGTAGGTATTGGTTCTTTACCAAACGATTTACCTTGGGAAGATGAAGCTCCTAAACAAGCTCCAAAAACAACAGCAAAAGATGATGTAGCATCAGCATTTGATGATTTATTTAATTAATAAAAGGTTACAATTATGGCCAAAAGAGAAGAAGATTTAGCAAGTATTCTTGCTGACTCATTAAACAAACAAAATAAGGATGGTAAAATTGCCTACTTCTTAACGGATGAAGGTGGAGATGCTCCTACAAATGTGAAGGATTGGATTTCTACTGGTAACGCAATGTTGGATGTAGCAATTTCAAACAGACCTTATGGTGGCTTCCCTGTTGGACGTATATGTGAGATTACGGGCTTAGAGCAAAGTGGAAAATCTTTGCTCTCTGCTCATCTTCTTGCAGAAACGCAAAAGAAAGGTGGAGTAGCCGTATTAATTGATACCGAAACTGCTGTGAGTAGAGAATACTTAGAAGCAATTGGTGTTGATGTTTCAAAATTATTATATGTTTCAGTTGATACTGTCGAAGGTATCTTTGAAGCATGTGAAACAATTATTGAAAAGGTTAGAACAGGAGATAAAAATAGATTAGTTACAATCGTAGTTGACTCAGTAGCAGCTGCATCCTCTAAGAAAGAAATGGAAGCTGATTATGATAAAGATGGTTACGCAACTGATAAAGCTATTATTATTTCAAAGGCAATGAGAAAGATTACCAATATGATTGGTAGACAATCAATTGCACTTATATTCACAAACCAATTAAGACAAAAGATGAACGCAATGTTTGGTGACCCGTGGACAACATCGGGTGGTAAAGCATTAGCATTCCACGCTTCGGTTAGATTGAGATTAAAGAATATGGGTCAATTAAAAGCCGGAGATAGAATTGTTGGTATCAAAGTTAGAGCGCAAGTTATTAAAAACAGGATGGGACCACCATTAAGACATGCGGATTTCGATATTTTCTTTGATAGAGGTATTGATAACTATGGTGGTTGGTTAGCCGTTATGAAAGATGGTAAAATCGTTAAACAAGCCGGCGCATGGTACGAATACATTGATATAGATAGTGGTGAAGTTATGAAGTTCCAATCTAAAGATTTCGCTAAGATGTTAGAGAACGAAGAACTTAAAGACCAAATCTATCGTAGGATTTGTGAGGCAACAATATTACAATACAAAAATTCAGCATCAGAAGAAGTTGAGGTTACAACGGATGAAGCAAATGAGTCAGATTAATAAAAAGTATTTAGATATACTAAAACAAATAGATGAAGAACATAGAGGTTTCGGTGATTTACATCGTAATTCTAAAACCTTAGTAATTGATGGTCTTAATACCTTCATTCGTTCTTGGTCAACAGCACCAAATCTTAATGATAATGGTGACCATATTGGAGGAATAGTCGGTACTTTAAAAAGTATCGGCTACGCCATCCGTACAATTAACCCTACAAGAGTTATTCTTACTTTCGATGGTAAAGGTGGGGCAAAAAGTAGACAAAACATTTACGCAGGTTATAAAGCAGATAGAGGTAAGAACAAAATCAAAATGAGATTGAATCGCGCCGCAACTATCGAAATGAATCCTGAAGAAGAAAGTGCATCAATGAAACGTCAAATGAATGCATTAGGTGAATTACTTACAAGTTTACCTGTGACTATTATGATGTATGATGGTATTGAGGCAGATGATGTTATGGGCTACATTGCTACTCAACTTAGACAAGATGGTGAGAAAGTAGTATTGATGAGTTCGGATAAAGATTTCTTACAATTGGTAAATAAGGATGTGAGTGTTTATTCTCCATCAAAAAAGAAAATCTATAATATTCCAGAAGTAATTGAAGAGTTTGGAATTCATCCACATAATTTCATTAATTTCAGAATGATTGATGGTGATAAATCCGATTCAATTGAAGGTATCAATGGATTGGGTATTAAATCAATCATCAAAGCATTTCCAATTCTTGCAGAAGAAACTTATCATACAACTGAAAGTATGTTAGAATATTCTAAGAATGTAGATAAAAGAATAAAAGCACATGAATTGTTTGAAAATAATTTGGCAATTTGCGAAAGAAATCGTAGATTGATGCAATTAGCAGAACCTGAATTTAGTGGTAATCTTCGTATGAAAATTATGGATAGATATAACGAACCAACTCCAAAAATGGATAAACAGAGTTTTCTAAAAATTGGATTAAAAGCAGGTGTTATAGATGCTTTTAAAGATATTAATGATTGGTTACAATCAACATTTGGACATATTTCAAAATTTTAAAAAAATAAGTTATGGCAAAAGAAACATTTCAATTAGCAAAACCATTAGGAGACAGAGTTCTTTTAACGGAATTAGAAGAACCAGCAGTTAAAACCGCAGGTGGTATCATTATTCCAGATAGTGCAAAATCGGAAGATGTAAAAAGAGCAAGAGTAGAAGCAGTTGGTGATGGGCTTTATACACAATCAGGAGTAGCAATTCCAATGAGTGTAAAAGTAGGTGATGAAGTAATCCTTCCACCATATCATCAAGGAGTAGAAGTTAAAGTAAGTGGTAGTAAATATATCTTACTTAGAGAATCAGAATTATTAATGGTTATTAGATAATAACAAAAAACATGGAGGTAAACTATGAAGTGTCTTAAAAGTACAAAAACAGGAAACATCATCAGAGTTGATGATAAACAAGCGTATCAAATGGCGGGTAGAGAATGGCAATATGTTCCAAAATCGGAATGGAAAGCAGGTAGACCCGTTGTTAGTGTAAAACAAGTAGAAGAAGCTGAAAAGAAAGAGGAAACTGTTTCTGAAAAAGCATTGAAAAGAAAAAAGATTGGTGAAAAACAAAGACCAGCAGAAGATTTAGATAACCGATTAATAAGTAAGTAATGCAAGAAGTAGATACACTAGTCAAATATGGCCAATCGTATCAATCTAAAGTTGTTGCTTCTCTTATAACAGATGTAAAGTTTTTAGAACAAGTAAGTGAAATTACTAAACCTGCATTCTTTGAGTCTCAAGCCAATCAATGGATTATAAAAGAGGTTCAATCATACTTTGATGAATTTAAAGCAGCTCCAACAATGGAGGTGTTTAAAATAAAGATTGGAGAAGTAGAAGATAAAGGATTGAAGCAGACTGTAGTTGAACAATTAAAAAATGTTTACCTACAAGTTGGTGCAGAAGATTTAGCATATGTTAAAAAAGAATACTTAACATTTTGTAAAAACCAAAAAGTTAAAGAGGCTCTATTCAAATCAGTAGACCTTCTTAAAACGGGTCAATATGATAAAATCATAGATATAATGACTGCCTCATCTAAAGTGGGTGTAGAAAATGATTTAGGATTAGATTTTGTTGATGATTTTGAAAGTGTTTTAGAAAATGTTAAAAGAACATCTGTCGGAACTGGATGGGATGTTATTGATGAACTAATGGATGGTGGATTAGGTCCCGGTGAATTGGGAGTAGTTATGGCACCATCTGGTATCGGTAAAAGTTGGTTTTTATCTAAAATTGCTTGTGAAGCTTTAAAACGAGGTGTTAATGTACTACATTATACTATGGAGTTATCCGAAAGTTATGTAGCACAAAGATACATTACAATTCTTACTAATATCGGAACTGCAGACCAAAAAATGCACAAAGATGAAATCATTCGTAAGATTAAACAAACACAAGGTAGAGTAAAGATTAAATACTATCCACCACAATTTGCATCGGCAAAAACTTTATCTGCGCATATTGAAAAGGTTAAAGCTTCTGGTTTTAATCCACAATTGATTGTTATCGATTATGCAGATTTGTTAAAGAGTGGTAATAGAGCTAGTGATGGTCTATACGCAGAATTAGGAGGTATTTACGAAGAGTTAAGAGGATTGAGTGGTGAACAACAGATACCAGTTTGGACAGCAACACAAACAAACAGAGCAGCAATAGACCACGAAGTAATTCAAGCAGATTCGGTTGGTGATTCATATAAGAAAGTTCAAACAGCAGATTTCATTATGAGTGTGAGTAGAAAGACTAAAGATAAGTTATCAAACACAGGTCGTATTCACATTGTAAAAAATAGATTTGGGCCCGATGGATTAACATTCCCTGCAAAGATTGATACTTTCACAGGTGTTATGGATGTATTTGCAGCAACATCTGCAGATGGGATGGCATCAACTAGAGATAGTAAGAATGGTGAAGGATTAGAAAAGAAATTATTACACAAGAAGTATGTAGAAAACATGGGATAATATGGAACATTTAGATTTACCAAACGCATTTAGTTTTGATTGTGAAAATTTTTATAAATGGATTGTAGAACAATTTCCAACAAATTCACATTTTGTTGAAATTGGATTAGGACAAGGAAAAAGTTCGGCATATCTTGCAGTAGAGATTATCAATTCTGAAAAAAATATTAAATTGGATTGTATTGATTGTTGGGATTTGAGAGAATATCCTAATTCCGATGGTACAATTGCATTTAAAGATAAATTACAACCAATATGGGATAAGTTGGATATTTCTGTAATTCAAAATTTTTCAATAGAAGAATCCAAAAATTATAAACATAAAACATTAGACTTTGTTTTTATAGATGGTGACCATTCATATACAGCGGTAATAGGTGATATTGATAACTGGTTACCAAAAATAAAATCGGGTGGAATAATTGCAGGGCACGATTATACCAACGAATATATCGATAGTGTAGTAAAAGCTGTTGATGATTATTTTTCTACTTTTGATGTAAAAATACATACAAATGGTAGTTGTTGGTATGTTTTTGTGGATGATATAAAGATGGATAAGTATTAAAAAAACAAAAAAATAGTAAAAAAATATTTTTCAAAAAAACCTAAAATTAACTAAAGAAAATGGTGTTGTTGTCCAACTCAAGCCATATTTATCTTTACATTTCCCAATTTTTAGGGAAAAATATTTATTAACAAAAAATTAAAAATTTACAAAAAAATGGACATTTCACAGGAAATTCTATCGGACATCACGGTGTATATGAAATACGCTAAGTATAAGCCAGAATTACAAAGAAGAGAAACATGGGAAGAATTGGTAACCCGTAATATGGATATGCATATTAAAAAATACCCACAATTAGAGCAAGAGATTAGAGAGAATTATCAATTTGTATATGATAAGAAGTGTTTACCATCAATGCGTTCAATGCAATTCGCAGGTAAACCAATTGAAATGTCACCAAATAGAATTTACAACTGCGCATTTGCACCAATAGATGATTGGAGAGTATTTTCTGAAATTATGTTTTTACTTTTAGGTGGAACAGGT